TCCGATTGCCTCTTTTTCGAAATATTGTATCAAGTCTTTTTCTTTGACTCTGTACTTCTTAGCGACATCGGATATTGTCTTTTCAAAAGTATTTAGGAAATTTGAAGGCTTTGCGTCCATTTTTTTAAAAATATCGTCAATTGCCTTCTTCATTTTAGGCGATTGTTTCCGATATTCCTTTGTCTTTTTAAACTCGTCAGCTTCAAAGGTGGAAGTGTATAACTCTTCAAACTTCATGTTTTTACTCGGTTTCTGAGGGTTCTGGTTGTGTTTCTGGTTCTGTTTCTGGTATATGATCTCTTACAAATCCTTTAGCAATCTCTTGTTTTTTAGTATCAATTGCCATTGCTACCTTATCTTTCATAGTTTCTTTAAATGCATCTTCGGCATCTAAATTACTTCCGTTATTTAATGCATCAATTATTTTATCGCTAGACATTATTCTATATCTCCTATATCATCATCTGGTTGTTGTTGTGGTTCTTGTTGAGGTTCACCTTTCATAGGTTCGTTTGTTACACCATCATTAGGTGGTAAGTTAACTCCGCCTTCTTCTGGTGGAATACCTGCCTCAATATTCATTTGTTTTTTCATTTCTTCTATTTCATATTCACTTAATTTAAGAACATTTTGTTGTACCCATTTCTTACTAAAGAATGTTCCAACAAATCCCTCGATTGCACCAAGTTGATCTATTTTCTCTCTTAATAATTCTGCATTTTTTAATTCTGCAAAGTTATTATCTTGTAAGAAATCATAACTAATATGTTCTCTCATTGATGGCCATTCTTCTACATTAATAACACCTTTTAAAACTAACTGAGTTTTAAGCATGTCATTGAATAATGGCGTGAATTTTTTTCTAACTTTTTGTACGAACTTAGTAAACTTTAATTCGTCTCTTGTAATCTCTGTTGATCTACCTAAAGAAAAGTTTTGTTCAGCTTCTAATCTTGAAATAGGAACATTTAAACTTCTATAAAGTTTTCTTTGGAAATAAGTTATATCTTCTATCTCACCTAAGTTACTTCCACCTGGTAAAGTTGTAATCTCTGTACCTCTACCACCTTCTCTTCTTGGTAACCAAAAGTCTTCAAGCATTGACATGTGATTTCTATCGTCTCTAATCTCACCGGTCTTAGCATCGTAAACTAATTTATTTCTGTATCTTTGCATTACATCTTTTAGATACTGCTCTGCTTTTGCTTTTGGTAAGTTACCTACATCGATGTAAAAAATTCTTCTTTCTGGTGCTCTAGATATTCTGTAAATAACAAGACTGTCTTCAATCATTCTTAATTGATTTACAGGTTTGATTGCTTTGTGTAAATATGATAAGACCATATTTCTATTTGCATCAATCAAACCAGATGGTACGTAAGTTATCGAGTCTGGTGATAGTCTAACACCAATCATATTATTGTTTCCACTACCTCCACCCATGTAAGTGCCTTTAGCATTATAGATGTAATACTCTTCTTGTTTTTTAATTACATCTGGTCCTAATGCTTTAGGTTGTTTTTTAACTTCTCTTACTTTTTTGATTTGTCTTGGGTCAATGTATCTAACTTCTTGAATACCAAGTTTAGGTGCTTTAGTGTCAATTACTTTATGATAGTAGATTCTACCATCAACATACCAACGTCTAAAAATATCTGGTCCTTTAGTATCAAAGTCTAACAGTTTTAAAACAATGTCAAACTCTTCTCTAATTCTATCTTTGATTTTTTTAGTATAGGGTAAGTTATCAGTTATGATATCAACTGATTGATCTCTTTCATTAGCGACAATCGCCTCGTTCATGATATCTTCAATTGCACTATCACACTCTGGTTGTTGTGCAATATCTCTATATCTTCTTACAAGGTCGTTCTCATTTCTATCTCTACCGTCTTGATCTAGAACCTGAGCAAAGTGCCCACCGCCTGCGATTTCTACTGTACCATCGTCAGGCGATTTTTGGGTAAACTTTTCTTGACTGTCTGTATCTTTTATTCTTTCGAATTTAAATCCGAATAGCTCTGCCATAATGTACTCCTACTTTTATAGTATTTATGTAGGTAAATTAGAAGTTAACGCCACTTGCTTCAAAGTGTTGATATCTCCATGTCACCTCAAACTCTTCAATCGTGTTTGTCGTATCTGCGGCAACATCGATTTGAGCAGCTGTCAACGGATACGCATTTCTAAAAATATAAGATTTTAGAACTGTATCGTCTCTATCTAATTGGTCAACAAATAAGTCTGCTTGATATTCTGCAGGTGATGATACACCAGTATTTTCAGCAGTATCATTGATACCATTCATCCAACGCTCTATCGCATTTCTTACCATGAAGTCTGTATCATTGATGAATGTTGTAGACCAAGTTTCGAACTCTCTATCACCTGCGATGTAGATATTTCTACCTCTGAAAGGTATAGCGATTTCACCAAGTGTTTGACCTGGTAAGTTAGAAGCCTTTGCTAAGAAAGAACTTCTTCTTACATCTAGACCAATTGCGATGCCTGGTGGTGGGGTGATCGTAACTCTAAATTGGTTGGCTCTTGCACCTCCACCAATTAGATTAGCTTTAAAGTCATCTATTTGTGCCATCTTACGCTCCTCCTACTTCACTAAACGAAACACCTGTACGTGTTGCTATAAACGATAGTGTAATAAAGTTAATAGCTCTAGCAGGTTTGACAAAGATGTCTGCAACGAATTCATTTCTGTCAATTACTTCGCCTGTGTTGTTTGTTCCGTCTGCAACAACTGAGAAGTCAGATATTCCTCTTCGACCTTGAATGTCTCTTAGGAATGGCTCGACTAAGTTTCTAAATTGTGCTCTTGTAAATTCATCGTTGAATTCAAAGAGTTGGAATTTAGCTGCTGTTGCGATTGCTTTTTCAAGTAACAAGAATAATCTTCTTACGTTAATTCTATCAAAAGCACTCGGTTTAGTTAAAGCAGTTTTGTCTCCAAATAGTACAACACCTTGACCTGGGAAGTTAACAACTGGGTTAACTCTTGCTCTGTAAAGTATATCTCTTTGAGCATTGTTAGGGTTGTATGATAATTTAATTGCGCCTCTTATGTTACCTCTGTTAAATCCAGCAGGTGAAAAGAAACTATCTGCTATTCTGTCTGTGAAAGCACAAAGACCAGCAATATCACCATTTAGTGGTACAAATCTGTAAACGTCATTGTATTTGTCATACATGTATTTGTATCCACTATCAAACACTACGTAAGATGAACTTGGACATGCATCGAAGCCAGTTTTTACGTTTTCAGTTTGTGTGGTGTCATTTGCTACGTTAACTGTTGCAGCTCTGTATGGTGATACAAATCCTACACAGTCTCGTCTTTTTTCTACTAGATCAGTAATCATAGTAACGTGTGTGTCCATGTTCGCAGCTGTATCTGCAGCTATTGAACTTGAACCACCAATTACCAAGTTAATGTCTAATGATTCTGTATCAGAGAACTTATCGTATGCAAGTCTTAACTCACCATTTGTTAGTGAGTAATCGTCTGTACCAGATGCTAATACAGTATCAGTTGGTGTATCAACTGCTGTATATGCTGCTGTTGTGTCAGTTCCCCAATTCGAACCCGCTGAGTTGTGGTCCATCCAATATACAAATTGTGATTGATTGTAAATTACATTTGGATAGTAGTTTGTAGAACCTTGAGCTGTTTTTGCGTTAGGGTTTTTAGACATGTTTGCAAAAGTTTCGATAATTGCATTTTGTCTTTCACCCGCTACATCTATAGCTGAACCAGTAATATCACCAGTAGTATCAAAAACTACAACGTGTATTTCATCACCTGTTCCTCTTCCGTTTTGTGTTGACCATGCAGATGTGCCAGGAGCTCCGTCAAATCTGTCATAGAATCTCCAACGTCTTTTGATAAAAGAGTTATCAGGTATAATGTTATGAACTCCACCGCCATTAGGGTCGTCTAATCTTCTAATTGTTGCAACGTTAGTTGAAGTGTTGATTGCTGTTACTTCATATTGTTTTCCATCTTCACCAGTTACAGGTGTTGTACCTGCTGAGTCTGTAAAGAAAGATATAATATCGTGTACGTGTATTTCATCGCCTGATGCATCGATGTCATCTACTGCGATTGATGTTGAACCTGCACTATCCTCACCAACTGTTTGGTTAGATGATGTCAACATTTCTTCGTATGCTGTTGCTGATGCACAAATAGAAACTCCTAATGAGTTACCATGTGTTCCAGCTGTTCTTGCAGCCCACTCACCAACACTCGCTTCTCCAGCTGAGAATGAGCCTAGATAGTGGTCTGTATCTCTAATTAATATTGCTGTACCTGAAGCAACTGCGTTTACTATTCCACTCTCTGCTCTTACTACTCTCAATGAGTTCGTATATTGTAGGAAGTTTGCAGCTGAATACCAGTTCTCAAAGTTTGATGAGTTTGGTTTTCCAAAAATTTTAATAAGGTCTTCTTCAGACGTTATAGTTGTTACAGATGAGACAGGGCCTTTTTCAAATGCTCCAGCGATTGCGCCAATTGATGTCGCTACTGCTGGTACCACATTTGTTAAGTCAACTTCTTTTACCTGAACGCCAGGTGAGACTAAAAATGCCATTGTTGTTCTCCTTTTGATGTATAGCTATTACATTCTATTTTATATCTGTATTTATAGATATTTAATTTTCAAAAGCCCCTTTTTTATAGACCGACCAGATATAAATACTATTATCATGCAATCTCATTATGAAAAATACAAAGAGACTATCAAAAAAGTTGCAAGAAGACATTATAACAAACGTGTCTCTTGGTTAAATCAACACTTATCAGACAAGTCTTGTAAAAACTGTGGTGAAAGTGAAACCATATGTCTCAAATTCTATCCTCATGACTCTCATATACGAAAACTATCCAAAACAAAAGGTGTTAATGGAATAGGCCGTGAAGAGATATTGACATTAATAGATAGTTCTACTGTCATATGTCATAATTGTTGGATTAAACTAGATAATGATCTTATTGAGTTACTTTAACCACACATAAACTTTAATATCTTCATTACTGTATAGTCTATATGAAAAATCTTCAGGTTCTGATATTTTAAGTATTTCTAATAAATCAAAATTATCCTCTAGTGTTGTTATATTCTTTTCATTGTTTTTAATGAAATCCATAATTTCTCTATTTTGTTCTTGTATGTGCCACCACATACCTTCTAAATCTTCATACCATTGATAACTTGGGTATTTTATATCAAATCCACCTGCCTGTTGCCACCATTTATAACACTCATAATCTGGTCTATGAACAAATACTATGGGATATCCATGTTCTTTTAAATTATCAAGGTCATAAGAAAAGGTGTGGGATTTTATTATTCTTTTTCCTTTGCCAGAAAAAGGTTTATCCCACTCCTCTCTTTGAGGTCCAAATTCCATACCAGGGTCAAAGTAAGAACCAACATGTTTTACTTTTTTATTTTTGTACACCCGATTTCTTTTGTAGTCAGATTGATCTATATCTTTTGATTTATAGATATCTCTGGCCACACCAGACCACTTAGAACCGGGTGCCCCTGTAAACAGAATATATGACATTACTTGGTAAGGTCTTCTTTGTATACCGTGTTATATCCAAGTTCAATATTAGTAAAGTCAACTAATGTTTTTAGTGCTTCTGGTGTGATAAATGACTTTAGTATTTTAACAGTATCATTACCATCTTCTCCTACTCGCCACTCATACTTTCCAACTTTCTTTTCAATCGCAGCCACAGAGTCTGGGTCTGCAATCATTTTATTTAATGCATCAATTAACTTTTGTTTGTTAGGATTGTTTTTATTAACCCAAAATGCTTTTTGTAAAGAGTCTCTCCATGACTTAACAAGTTTATATGCATCATAGAAATCACCACTTGGTTCAACTCCATATGTATATGTGTATAATTTTTCGAATGTTGGTTCTGTAAAATTAGGGTCATCAATATGTTTACCAGATTCTACATCTAATATTCCATGATGAAACCATGTCTCTGCAACTCCTTTTTCTATTAAAGGCATTACATGTTTTTTATATGCAGCTGGGTTTTCTCTAGTTGCGTTTAAGTCTCCACGCCTAAATGCAAGTCTTCTCTCTGACCCACTCATTCCTTTTACAAAAGTTATGTATTTGTTAAAAGCTTCATAGGGGTCCATATCTGGTCCACCCATTAACATAGTGATTGCCATAATTTCAGGTATCATACCTGAACCGGCAGAAAATTTAACATGACCATTTGCAATGGTATCATCTGCCCCAACAATAATATTAAGATTCATGTGTCCAATAGAATCCCAATCAAAATAATTATATTCAACTGGTTCAATCAGATAAGATATTCCGTTACCACCATGTGATACTAGAATTGTTTTATCGTCAAATCTAAATTCATTTTGAAATTGATTTGGGCCCATTTGATCTCTGGCGCCAGGTAAGTATTTAAGAATAATCTTCTCACCCAAATGTTTTTCCCACTCTGCCACAACAATTTGTGACCAAACAGATGTACCACCTGAGGGTTTTTGCGGTACAACTAATGTATAATCTGCTTTTGCAACAGTTGCTGTTAGTAAAAATACAGCTAATAGTATTCTAAGCATAGTCTAATTTACTCCTTTTTGTTAAAGACCAATATAAGATTGACATTATTGACAATACAATGAATATGAATATTGGTCTGGTAATCAAATCATGTATTGTATGTAGTGTGGTTAATTGATAAGTCAAAGAATATATTCTATCACTTAATAAAAAACCAATTAGTAAAGCAGGTCTGCTAAATTTATATTTTTTTGCGATAATACCTACGATACTAAAAATTGTTAAAACTGCTATGTCTTCCCACCCACCAGTATATTGTAAAGTTGCCCATACAATTACTATTAAGATAAATGGAAAATAATATTTGTATGGTAATTTTGCAAGATATGATGAGTAATATGCTAGTACATAACAAATCAATGCTGTAATTAAAGTTCCTAATAGAAAGGCAAACGCCATACTATCAAATAACTTATCGTCATAAAAAGTTTCTGGTGAACCTAAGTCTATTCCAATGTATAAAAATAA